CTGCCAGACCGCCGCGCCCAACGCTGCCGCGACGGCGAGCGCCGCGTTCAGCACGACCTGTAAACGGTTCCCGACTGTCCCCGGCAACGGCGCCGACGCAGAGGCTGCAGCAGCAGGCGGCGGAAGCGCGGCGTTGATACCTGGGATCGGTGCATTCGCAGCAGCGCCCGCCAACGCGGCGGGCAAGATGATGCTGATCGTCGGCACGGGCGCAGACGCCGCAGCGGTAGCGACCGGCGGCGCGATCGTCTGGTTCCCGCCCGATGCTGAAACCGCCGGCACCGGCGCGGAGGCGGTGGCCGTCGCGGCTGGCGGAAGGATGTTGACGTTGATGCCAGGTACCAACGCGGACGCGCTGGCAGTAGCAGCAGACGGCGAGACAACAACGCCGACACCTGGAATCGGGCTGCTCGCAGCAGCAGCGGCTACGGGCGGCGGCACAGCCACGTTGATCGACGCGATCGGCGAGGACGCCGCGGCCGCACCTACCGGCGGCGCAAGACTGATGCTGATTGCCGGCGCAGGCGCGCTCGCCGCGGCTCCGGCCACGGGCTGCAGCAGCGTGACGAGCAGCGATGGGATGGACGCCGAGGCGGATGCGGTCGCTGCGGGCGGAGCGATCGTCTGTCCCGCAGCGGCTTGTTCCGGAGGGCGCCTGGCGATGTAGATAGCCACTCGTTACCTCCACGCCATCCGCGGCAGGCGCGTGGCTGGCGGAGCGGATGGCCGGTTCAGCAGCCCCATCGACGTGTGGAAGATCGCTTTCCGCGGCGTCGGCGTCGTCTCGGGGCCCGGCAGGCCCGAATCGTTGACCTGTATCCCGTCCAGATAGTACGACTGGCTCGCCGTGCCGTTCGCGGTGCCGAACCCGAACTTGATCGTCGTCGGCGCCACCGTCCCGAAGTTCGAGCTGGACGACGTCGCGTCGGTGCCCTGCGCCGTAGTGCCATCCCCGAGGAAGAGGCGGACGGTGCCGGCGCCGCTGGTCGTGCTCGTCCCGATGCCGGTGAACAGGAACTCGATCCGGTACATCGTCGAGGCCGACAAGCCGACGGAAGACGCCGAGCCTGTGAGCGACCCGGCGGAATCGTGGATCTCGAGCTTGCCGGTACCGGAGGCGTGGAAGACGGAGCACACAGCGCCAGCCGCGGTGATCGTGATGAGGCGGATCGACGAGGCTGGTATCGCGACGGGCGGGAAGTAGTACAACCGGCCGGCGAGCGTCTGCCCTGTCGAGAGCGTCCCCATGCTGGTAGACCACTGCAGGTTGCACGCCGCGAGCGTCGCCGGCTGCGTGAACTGGTATCCGAGGCCCGATCCGTGCGCAGGGTTCGCGGTCGAATAGGTGAGGGTGGTCGTGCCGCCGATCGACACGGTGTCCCAAGCGTTGCCGGACGTTCCGCCGCTGTTCCCGGTGGTTACGGTGGTGCCGTTCGTTCCGCCTTCGGCGTTGTTGGCGAGAAGCAGCGTCATCCTGGCTAGGCGCCGATTTCAACCTTCATGAAGGCGAGGACGTTGACCGTCGCCGACGAGTTCACCCTTAGCGCGAGCGCCTTTACCGTGCCGCCCGACAGGTCAGTCTCCGGCTCCTGGCCCTGCGGGTACTGGCGGATGAACATGCCGTTGTATTGCGGAACGAAGAACTCTTCGATCACCGTCAGCACTGTCGGTTCGGCGGTGTAGTTGTGCTGCGCGGTGAACTGGGCGGTGATCGGCCGGCCGGTGATCTGCACGACGGCCGGCGGCGACGTTCCGACCGTCCCAGCGGTCGCCTGTGTCGACTGGCACAGGTTCACCGTCGCCGGGACGGCCGAACTCGTGACGCCGTCGAAGCTGATGCCCCACTCGACGATCTGGATCGGCTGGTTCGCGCCCGCGATCACGTTGAGCACCGTTTTCGCGCCGGTCGCGGCGGAGAAGACGGTGTTCTGGGCGACGTAGAGGCAGTCAGCCATCTACGCCACGACCACGCTGATGATGCCGCTAGCGTTCGGCGTGATCGTGATCGTCGCGCCGGCAGGCGCGGACACAGTCCCTCCGAACAGGACGTATGAGATAAGCGGCTTGTTCGACGCTGGGCTTGAGTCGTAGAAGACGGCGCTGGTCGCGCTGATGCCTGACCCGCTGGCTGTCCACGTCGGGTTCGGGATGGTGCCTGACCAGCTCGTCGTCTGCCCGTTCGTGGTCGCGGGGCTTGTGAGCGTCGCGCCGCCAGCCGTATACCCGTTCGCGGTCGAAAGTTCCGTCCAGGCAGCGTTGAACGGCGCGGCATCGAAATACTTATGGGTCGCCGCGTAGGTGTAGGCCGTGTTGGAGAGCGCAACCTTGATCGTGTCCGAGTTCAGGTTCGCTTCCTTGTTCCACGTCGTCGTGAGCACCATCGGATACATGAAGGCTGTGATCGCCACCGGTTACCTCGCCATCCATTCGCGGATGGTGCCGACGCGCGCTGTGACGGTCGCGTTGCGCCAATAGAGCGTCACGACCTCGATGTCTGCACGACCGCTGATGATGTCGTCGGCCGAGCCGCCGCCGGTGAGGTCGAGCATCATCCGCAGATCACCGTTGGCCTCGCACTGCGAGTTCAGAGCTGGGAGCGGCTGGTTCGGCGGGGGCGCCTCAGCGAACGAGACGGCAGTCGGCAGGCCGATGTTCACGTTCCCCGCTTCGTCGACCAGGATCTCGCCAGGCTCCGGGCCGCGTCCTGGATTGTGTTCCATCTACCTCTCGCTTTCTAGATCTGGGTGAACAGCCTGGTACCGGAATCGACCACTAGAACTCCTCGAGCACGCGAGTGTCAGCCGGTGAGACCTGCGCAGCGGTCGCGGCGATCGCCTGGATCAACCCGTCGCCGATGTTCAGCCGCACCGTCGAGGCCGCAGGGACCAGGAACCCGTTGCCGGTAGTGACGGTGTTGTCGACGCCGAGGGTGATCGGGTTCGGGCCGTTGTTGATGATGACGACGCCCTTCCGCTGACGCCCGCTGTTCGCAGCGAGGAGGACTGTGCCTGCCGCCAAGTTTGTGACACCGACGTTGGAGACTGCGAACGCCACCGGTTACTCCTTCGCCGCTGCGCGCCGCGTCGTCTTGCGCGGGTCGTCGCCGCCGGCCGCGACGATCGCATCCGCGACCTCTTCTGCGCGCGCATCGCCGCGCTGCTTCCGATAGGCGTACTCGTCCGCGAGCGCCTCGAGATAGTCGATGTGATGACCCTCGCTCTGGAACCCCTTCGTCTTGCTGTCCTGCTCGTACTGCTTCTCTGTCGCTGGCATGTCGAAAGCCCCTTTACGGGTATGAATGGTGGATGTGTGGGGCGCCCGGGAGAGTGGGCGCCCCACACAGAGGATCCCGGCTTAGAAGCCGGAGACCGGCACGAGGCCGGTGCCGCTGAGCACGCTCACCATCTTGCTCTGGCGCGACGTGCAGGCGTAGTAGCCGTACATCACGAACTGGTACTGCAGGTTGGCGATCGACGTCTGGTCGGCGACGCGGAACCGCGGCGCGCTCTCCCAGAAATCGAAGCCCATCCGGTTCAGCACGATCATCCGCGTCTCGTTCGTGCCGGCACCGAGGTTGGTTGGGATGTTCGCGTCGATCGCGAGCGGGACGCCGCCGATGTTGCCGACGAGCCCGTTGCCGTCCTGGAACGACCCGCCACCGGCGATGTTCATGCCGGGGCCGACCGACGTGTACAGCGGCCGGTTCTGAGTGTCGAGGCCGCTCAGGATATTCCACCACACCGACGGATGGCAGATGATCAGGTTCGGCGCCACGAAGGCGTTCTTCGTGATCTGCGATGCGCCCTGCGCGACCGGCGAGAAGAACTCGGCACCCGTCGGAGACGCATCGGTGTAGGTGACGGTGTTCGGCGAGGAAACGTTGATCAGCCCCTTCGCGTTCGTCACCGACCCGTTCAGCGCGTCCGAATCGATCTGCGTGTCGAACGCGAGCTGCAGGTCCTGCATGATGACCTGATCCGAGATCGGGCCGAGGTCGATGAACTGGTAGGACGCGATCACGCGGCCCGCCTCGGTCTGCACCGCGGCGGTGACCGACGTGGTCACCCAGTCCGTCTGCGACACCGCACCGCCATCCGTCTGCACCGCGACCGACGAGCCGGTCGTGATCTTCGGGAAGTTCAGCGAAGCGGTATCCGGGGGCAGCGGCTTCGTGCCGAGCGCGTTCAGGAACGGCCGGCCGGCGCGGAGCTTGGCTGCGTACTGGTCGACGTACCAGGTGGGCGGGTCGAACTCGCCACCAGCCGTCGACGCGCTCGTCGGCGCCGAGGCCCGCATGATCGTGCCGCCGTCATGGCCGATCTGCTCGAGCATCGCGCGGCGATCCTCACGCATCTTGACCAGGAACGGGTGGTCGTCGTACTGCGCGTTGTTCTTCATGAGACGGGCATGTGCATCGCCCGCGTTCGGACCCTGCGCCTTCACCGACGCGAGATCCTTGAAGAACGAGTACGGCCCGACGTGCGGCCGGTACGTCGCCTCCTCCTTGACGCGCAGTGACCCGGCGGACGTTGGGATGCCGCCCGGCGTCGCCGGAAGGTCGCGCGGCACGCGGCTGCGAGCCTCGATCAGATGCTCGATCTGCTCGACCTCGCTGGTCGCCGCCTTGTACTGCTCGTCGGCCTGGTCGAACGCAGCCTGTGCCTCGGCGCGCTTCTCATCCGAGACGTCCTCGGCACCGACAAGCGCCTCGAGGCTGTCAGCGGCTGCCTGCATCTGGGCATGCGCCGCCCGCTGCCTTTCAATGGCAGCCTGGAGCTTCTTGTCCATCTCCTACTCCTTGATCCTGGTGGCTGCGACGCGCAACTTGGCGCGCATCGCTGCGACCTGCACATCTCCGAGCAGGCCGCTGGACTCATGGGCTGCACGCACAGCGGCGATACGGTCACTGACCGCATCGAGGCGGGCGAGCTTGGCCGCGGTCACGCGGCGCCCCTGCCGGACGAGTGCCTCGGCCGCGCTCAGCACGGGGAGGTCGTCCTCATCGACGGAGTCCGTGCCACCGGCGCCAGCCTCCTGATCGACTATTTCTGCTCCACCCGTCTGAGAGACGAGGAGCAATCCTGTATCCGCCGCGGCGCGCTGAGCCGCGCGGCTAGGCGTGTCGCTAGCGAGCTCGGCGGCGCGCTGGATCGCGTCGGCGAGCGTCCCAACCCGATCCGCCATCCCCGACGCGACCGCGTCCTTAGCGGTCAAGACGCGGCCCTCACCGAACCCGTTACGCACATCGTCGACGGGGACGCCACGTCCGCGAGCGATGTCCTGCGTGAACGACTGGTACGCCGAATCCACAAGCGCCTGCAGATGCGCCTCAGCGTCCTCAGAGAGCGGCTCGAAAGCGTTACCCTCCGTCTTGTACTTGCCGGCCGACACTAACGTCGTTTTCACGCCGACCGCTTCCTGCGCCGCCGACAGGTCGTCATGGACGACATAGACGCCGATCGACCCCGTCAACGCGCTCGGCGACACGAGCACCTCGTTCGCCTGCGACGCGAGCCAATACGCAGCCGACGCCATCAGCGTGTTCGACACCGCCAGGATCGGCTTCTGCGCCCGCGCCGCGCGCAACTCGGAGGCGAACTCGGTAATCAGATCCGTCTGCCCGCCAGGCGAATCGACGTCGAGAACGACCGCCGCGATATCCGGGTCGCCCATCGCCTCGGCCAAGGCTTCACGCATCCCGGACACGGTAGAGGCGCCGCTGACCTCGCTGAACAGGTCAGCCTTCGGCACGATCACGCCATACACCGGCACCACCGCGATCGTCTGAGGCCGCGACGCCGACGAACGCCGGCCCCGTTGCGACGCCGCTTCGAGCGCGCCCAAGCCGAGCCGGTCACGGATCTCATCCGGCGTGAACTGTTCACCCCGGGCCCGCATCGCGACGAGGTCACGCATCACCGCCAGCGTCGACGGGAGGATCGCCCACGGCTTCTCAGCGAGGAACCTGGTGACCTGGGTGTACTGCTTGCTCATACCGGAACCTCCACATGGCCGTTCGAATGCGCCTGCGGCTGTCCGCCGGCAAGCAAGGCAAGCGCCGCCTGGATCAACTGGGCAGCCATCTCCGGGTTCGGAGCGCCACCGACCGGAGTGACCTGCAACTTCTCACCCTGACCGTTCGGCAACTTCGGCAAGCCGAACACGAGCGCGCGCTCCTCATCCGGGTTCAGCGACCCCGTCTGCACCATGTTGTGCGCCGCCTGCGCCATCGTCAGCGTGTCCGCCTTGATGAACTGGGTCGCGTCGAACCCCGGCCACAACGCCTTGTCGGGGAACAGGTCGTCGTCCGCCGCGAAGCTCCGCTCGATCCGGCGCAGCCGATGCATCAGCGAGAAGGTGTAGAACACGCCGCGGTACATCTCGAGGTTCGGGAACCGCTCCGGCTGCGCCTGCGCATAGATCAACTCAGCCGGAACGATCCGGAACGCCCGCGCTACATCCGCCGCGATCGCCGTTGAAAGCTCGGCGGCCTGCGAGTCGCGCAGCGACGGCGACAACTGCTTCAACTGCGCGCCGCCCCAGAGAATCCCGACGTTCGACTTGCGCCGATTCAGCACCCAACCGGCGATCATCTGGTCGCGCTGCTCCTTCACCGTCGGCCCGCCCTCGATCACCTGGTTCACGGTGCCGTCGCCATCGAAGTAGCGGCCCTGATAGTTCTCGTACTTCCGCGCCCGGTCGAGCATCTGGCTATGCAGGTCGAGCGCGCTCGTGCCGTCCGCCGCCGGCTTAGGCGCCCACGCTCGCGTGACGATGACGTCGTCAGTGACGTCGACCATCCGCCCGTCAACCCACCCGGCGACGCGCCGGTTATACGGGTCGCCGCTGATCTGGAAGTAGTCGGGGTCGAGCGGCAACAACTCTGTGACCTGGCCGCTCTTCGCCTTCACCTTCCACGTGAACGCGGCCGTCGTGACCTCGATCGCCGCGGCCTGATCCGACCAGAAATCGAAGCTTGACACGCCCGACCCAGGGTTCTGGAACAACCTGGCCTGCCACGAGTCGTAGATCGGCTGGCGATCCAAAGCGTCACCCTCATAGGTGCGCAGGATCATCGACCCGCACGACTCCGAGATCAGCTTCACCGCCGCGGCGACGGCCGCCGTCGCAAGCGCCGTTTCGCGGTTGCCCGGTCCCCAGCCTGTCGTCCACCGCGTGATACCAAGCGCCGACATGATGCCGCTCTCCCACAACCCCGGATTCGACACCATGAAGCTCGAGCGCAGCTGCACCGGCCGATTCCCTTCGCGGGTACGCAGGATCACGCTCGCACCTCAATCGGCCCGACGCGCACATCCGTGATCCGCTGCCGAAGCACGACCCGCGCCGCGAGGATGTGCGTCTCACCGGCAAGCTGTTCAACGCCCTCATCCGGCAAGAGCATCGAAGCGTCGCGCAGGACGATCCACCGCTGACCGGCGCGATCCCTGTATTCGCGCAGCTGCAACCCATCGACGGTCACGTCGCCCTGATCCGCACCCTCATGCACGACCACGAGCCGCACATGCGGCGCGTCGACGATCCGACGAGCACGCACACGGGCCCCGGCGAGGACCATGCCGCCGCCGGCCACCCCACCAAGCAGGATGGCCAAGAAGATGACGATCAAGTCTCCGCGGCCTCCATCTCAGCGATCAACCGCTCGATCCGATCCTCGTCATACACATCGATACCGCCCGCATCCTCATACTCGGCGAGGCGGTCATACGCGATCACCGCAGCGACGGCAAGGTCGATCTTCCGCGGGCTGTTCCGGCCGTCCTTCGTGATGTAGGCACCGTCCTTCGTCTCTTTCAGGACGGCGTTCGCGAGGTGGCGCGCCAGCACCGGGTTACCGTCATGCGACAGGTCGCGCTCGAGCACGGCCGAATAGAAGCGGCTGCAGGCTGGGTCCATGTTCGACGGGACAGGGTCATACTTGATGACCGGCGGGTCGCCATACCGGCGCGTCCACTCCGCGATCTCGGCGTGCCAACCGTTCGGGTCACACGCCAACTCGACGACCTGCCACCGCTCCACCGCCCGCGCAACAGCGCGATCCACATCCTCCCGGTCAACCGTCCAATCACGCGGCGCGCGATCCGGCCGCTCCCACACATCGACCACGAACAGGTGGCCGCTCATCGTGCAGCCGACCAACCCCGTCGAGTCGCGGTTGTAGGAACCGTCGAACCCTAGGATGACACGCTCGCCATCCGCCGGCAAGCCATCCCCAGACTTGCACGCGGCCCACGCGCCGGTGCCGAGCCATGCCGTCGCCTTGTTGAACGGCTGGTTCAGGAAATAGCGGCGCGCGTCCGACTCGCTCGTCTGCGGATCGCGGATCTCAGCCACGATCCGGTCGACATCCATCCACTCCGACGCCGCGCCATACGCCTCGACCAACGCGGCGCGCAACTGGTCATCGTCATCCCAATCGAAATCGACCGAACCCTGGCGATGATCGAACAGAAACCCAGAGTCGCGAATCGCGCCCTCAGCCACCTTCTGCGCATAGTGATGCGACGACTCCGCGACGCTGCCCTCATCCAGCGCATACATCGTCGACGTCTCCAAGCTCCACGGCTCAGCCTGCCTCCGCTTCGCCAAATTGCGCCGCACCGTCGAATGCAACCTGACCAGATCAGGCGTCACGAACAGATGCGTCTCATCGAAATAGGCGAACGTCTCCTTCCCGCCATCCTTCGACGACGCGCGCGCCGTCACCGGCTGGATCTTCCCGCCACCCGGCAGGTACGTCCGCGTGATCCCGACATCGAGGCCCTCCGTCCGCGAGATCGCGCCCTCGCGCAACATGAACTCGACAACGCCGTATACGTTGTCGGTCGCCTGGCCCTCCTCGGTACTGATGCACGGCACATACGGCGACGTGACCGGCCGGCCAAGCGGACGCCCATCATGACCCCAACCCGCGAAGCGGACCGGCCCCAACGCCTCCGCGCAGACAACCATCGACCCCAACTCGCTCTTCGCGCGGCCCTTCGGCCGACTCAACACGGCGCGGCGGATCTTCCGGCGACCACGATCATCGATCTCATAGGCACGGCACAGGAACAGCACCATCTCGTCGTCGAGCTCGATCTTCTGGCCCTGCACATCGCCCGGACCATGCACCAACTCTCGCTCGATCCACCGGATAACCAGCGGGCCGAGCGTCCGATTCAACTTCAACCCGAAACCGCCTTCCGCCGACGCCGCGGCTTCGCGTCAGTCCCGCCGACCACCCGCAAGAACCGATCATCCTGCGCAGCATCCACAGACGCATCCGGCTTCTTCTCGCCAGCCGCCTGGTCGATCTCCCACTGCAACCGGCGCCGCGCCAACGGGGAGAGCCCAAACCTGTCCTCAAGCATCCTGATCTCCTGATGCGTGAACGTCTTATCCGCCCCCGTATGAACGAGATCGAGCAGCGCAGCCCACCGCTCGAGCGCCAACCGGTCGACATCGATCCAGATCCCAGCCACATCCGACGACCACACCACACGCCAACACTCCACCGTCCGCGGATGCCAATCCCGATCACCAGGCAGCGGCGGGATGGAGACCTTCTGCGCGCCAAGCTCGACCTTGCGGCCGCCAGTCGCGTTGCGCCGACGACGCTGCGCAGCCGGCTTAGGAATCCGACCGGCCATTTTGCTCCAATCCGTACACACCGCGAGAGACCTGCGCGGGTATTCGGCGGATGATCGCCGTGTTCCCCCTGCCCCCCCATTGATTCATCTTGTCTGAGTGGCTGTGTGCAGCGATTTGTCCGGTGGTACTGCGATGGCCTTGCTTTCCTCCGTCAAGAACGCCGTGGCAGTGGGCACATGCTGCTTGGTAGAGATGGAGGCGGTCGTCGTGGTAGCCGCCGTCGATGCGGTGGGCGGTGGTGGCTTGGAGGGTGCAGCCGGGTAGCTGCAGTTCGCACTGGCCGTGTGCTTGGGCGATGACGGCAGGCTGGGTGGTGGTGCGATATTGGTGTCGTGTTCGGCCGAGTCTGCGTGACCGTTCCGTCTTCGACAGGACGGGGTGTGCGGGGCATGGTTGGAGGCGACGGCAGCCGCGGTGTTGGCAGACGCTGGTCGTCAAGGCTTTCGGGGTGGGGTTGCTGGGTTCATGCTGCGCGTTTGGCGGTGCCGACTGCGATGAGGAGTTGTTCGACGTGGGGTGGTTCGCCGGCTGCTGCTAGGCGGCAGGCGATGGCGAGTGCGTCCCATGGGTCCGGGTCGTCTCCGCTGCTGACGGCTCGCAGCTCGGGGATCGGCATGATGATCTTGGTTTTGGGCATAGAAAAGCCGCCTCGTGGGCGGCCGTAGAGATTCTTCGGGTAGCTTCCGGGCGGTCGAAAATCGACCGAACTCACTCGCGGCGAATGGTAGCAGCGGTCATGGACGCCATGCGAGGCGATTGCCGATCCTGGAGATCGTCGAGGCAGATATGCCGTATTCACGCGCAAGGTCGATGCCGGCTTCGCCATCGTCCCATCGAGCGCGAATCTCGAGCGCAGCCTCTTCGCTGATCCGCTGACGGCGGTCCGGAACATGGCCGGTGCCTCCGCAACGCGGGCATGTCTTAGATGTGCTGTTCATCGATTTCACGGCGGCGCAGCGGTGGTGTCCGCATGATGAGGAGCGGGATGCCGATGACCTGGTACTTGTCGGGGGTTTCGTGGTCAGCGGTGGGGATGCGCTGTTCTGCGGCGTCGCGTTGGTGTCGGAGAATGGTTGTGGTGTGGGTGTGGCGCCGGAAGCGGCTGAGGGCGCGGTCGACGCCGTCGATGATGGGTGCGTTCATGCGGTCTCCGTTTCTCGTGGCATCTGTGGGTGGTCGCTGATCTTGCGGGTGGCGTTGTCGAGGCGGTAGCGGACGGTGCTGCGGGTGATGCTGAGGGTGCGCGCGATTTGGCGGTCGCTGTAGCCGGCGATGTGGAGGGCGAGCGCGTCGAGCTCAGCCGGCGTGCAGACCTGGGTGGCGATGTCGCGGTAGATGCGTGGCAGGCAGTGCCAGCTCACTGGCGTTCATCCTCGAGGGCTTGGTTGACGCGCCGGCCGATGGCGTGGAGGTCGCTGGTCGATGCGCCGAGGTTGACGATCTCCGTGGTGAGCATGTAGAGGGTGTTGGCTAGGCCGGGGTCGCGGCGGCCGGTGAGTTGGATGAAGCGGCGTTGGTCGAGGGCGGTTTGGATGATGCGGTCGGTGAGGATGGCGCGCTTGCGGGCGTTTTGTCGGAGTTGGGCTGCGTGGGCTCGTTGCATGTGGCGGCTGAGGCTCATCAGAATGGCAGTTCATCGGGGTCTGGTTCGAGGTCGCCATTCCGAAGCGCCTCAAGCGCCTCTCGATCCGCCACGCTCAGTTCCGCTTGTTCACGCGGTGTCGGGTCCTCTATGGCGGTTGGGGCGTTTGGGGCGGATTCCCCCAAAGGTGTGTATCGAGCCCAAGCGTCTTCGAAATCGGATTTGAAGTAACCACGCCAGCCGGCTTCTTTGTGTGGAGAAATGCCGTATGGACGCAGCAGACCGGCTAGGCGACGCCCGGTGATCGGCTTTCCACCCCAATCAGACCATGGCGATTCGTCGATCTCTGTGAGGAGGTTGATCAGCGCCGGTGTGGCGAGCCTGGCATCGCCGTTGAAGCTGTTGCGGATGTCGATAAGCAGGAGCGTCCCGATCTGCGGCTCTTCTGTCCTAGCGTGCATGAGTTCGAGCGCGGCTGTGCGCGCCTGTGCGGGCCAGTCGCCCCCGGCCGTGTCAGCGATCGCGAGCAGCGGCTCCCATGCATCCTGGGCGCGGTCGGAGAGCTCGTCTGGCAGGCTTGGAGGCTCTTGGGTGGATAGAAGCGCCCCAAGCGCCCCAACCGCCACGGCGAGGTTGGTGCGGACGTTTTCGGCGTCTTTCGCGATGAGGCGGTGTCGCCACCTGTCGACCTTGTCCGTCTTGCGTTTGCGTTCCATCCTGATCGGGATCGAGCGGTCAGAGATCGTGTCCGGCAGCTCGCCGATCCCGCCTAGCGCCTTCGGGCAGAACGTCGCGAAGTCCTGGAGCCTGTTCGTCGGCCCGACACACCGCGGGACGGTCGATCCGTGCCGGCGGAAACCAGCGTTGAGGAGCGCGCGGAGGCCTTCGTCTTCTTGGCGGGCGTTCTTGCTCCAGATCGTGTCGACCTCGTCGAGCAGCAGCGTGGGGCAGTCCGCTTCGATTTTGCGGAAAAGGACGGCTTCGCTGGGCCTGATCGCTGGCCAGGGCTCGTTCACGAGCGTGCCGACGACTTCGAGGGCGAGACTTTTACCGGCTTGTTTTTCGGGGCTGGTGAACGCGAGATATGGCGTGATGTCGGCTGCGTCGAGGGCGTAGGTGTGGGCGATCCAGAGGACGATCGCGACGGCTTGGTGGTCGGTGATGACGACGAAGCGGCGGATGAACTCGCGGGCTTGGTCGAGGGCACGGGCGAGGTTCGTCATGCGGCATGGCTGTCGATGTGGCTCTGCATCGCGCGCCTGGTGGCGGTGATGGTCGCGCCGTGCCGGATGCCTGTGCCGTGGTGGATGCGGCATCCATCCCAGAGGGTATGCCAACCTTCGGGTGCGCCGCCGCGCTGGTAGAACTCGATCACGCCGGTTAGGTTGTCTGGGCCACCAGCCCATCGCATGTGGCTGGCGAGCCAGTAGGCTTGGCGGATCGAGACAGCGGCGACGATGTAGAACGCGCCGTGATAGTCCTCTGTCTGTGCTGACAGCCCTGTTGGGCCTGGGTAGATCTCGTAGATCCTGATCCGACTGGTCAAGGTTGCTTCCACCTCCGGTACGCCTCTTCGGCGCTGGTCGCTTCGTAGGCATGGTCGAGCGCAGCGAGGTCTCTGCTAAGGCTCTCCAAGAGGTCGAGGGCGTCGTTGATTGCGAGCGCCTGCACCGCCTCAATCGTCTGGGCGACACGGCTGCGCAGTGCTTGGGGCCATGGCCGGTGTTCTGTCGCTGCTAGGCCGCCGCTGGAGAGGTGGTTGAGCTCGGCGTTACTCATCGGCCTCGTCTGCCCACGGGGTCGGTGGGAGTGAGAGCATCCAGGCCCGGAATGCTTCCTCGGCGGTTGCCGCGTATGAACCTTCAAGGTCGAGTTGAAGCTGAGTGTCAGTCAAGAGCTGGATCTTCTTCTGTCTCGTCGAGGAGGCGGACGGCGCGGAGCGATGAGATGCGACAGGCTTGGGCGATGCAGTAGGCGTCGGCCATGTCCTGCGTGTCCGGCGCCCTGTCGAGGCTCGCTGTCGCCCACGCCATGACGTCCGTCTTCTTGGCGTTGCCGGGTAGGCCGATCGCGCGGCGCCATTCGGCCGGCGGGATCTCGCTGATGGTGCATTGCTTGCGGATGGTGGCGATGACGGCGCCTTGGACGCGGGCGAGGTCGCTGACGCTTCTGATGTAGCGGCCCATTGATCGTTCGACCCATACACAGTCGGTGTCCCATGCCCATCGCCAGCTGTCGGCGCTGAGTTGGCGGCATGCTTCGAGCGCGTCGGTGCCCTTCTCGGCCTTGAGCTCTGTCCAGCGGGGGGTGCCGTTGGTGGTGAGGCGGCAGATGGTGACGAGACGGACGCCGAAGTCGACGCCGCAGTAGGGGTAGCCGCTCATCGTTCGGTCTCCTTAGGGATGGGCTGGCTTGATCCGCTGCATAGTTCGGTGCCGACGGCGTAGTGGCCGGCGATCAAGCCGCGGCGGGTAGCGACCTTGTCGTGACATTCAGGGCAGCGAACAGAGTCGACGATCCGCAACTCGCGATCAGGCAGGGCGAGCCGACTCCACGCTCCGGGCGCGCCACGTGTCACCCCGCACCGCCGGACTTGTTACCCTTACGCGGAGCCTTGGGTGTGCCGTGCTGCCAGTTGATGCTGATCGACCCGCGTGGGAACGTGCGGCCGTGCACCTGTTCGACATGCGCCTCGAGCAGCGCCCACACGGCGCTGATCGTCGCGGCCTGGAACTTCGCGCCACAGGTACACATCTGGTTCACCACTTCATCCGCCCCCTGTGCGGCGTGCCCCACGACCGGCCACACTCCGTGCCGGTGCGCCTCGTGCCGGTGCCGACCTTGCCCCTCACTCGCTTCTTGCAGCGCGCGCAATACCTGGTCATTCGGGTCCCTCGGGGCCGGTGAATCGTTCAAGGTCGATGTACTTGGCGTCGAGCAGCACGAATCGGACGCCCCAGAACTCGGCGGCGCGGCGCAGCTCACACGCCAGGTTGAGCTTCGCGCCGACGCTCAACCCTTCCTTGATGACGCGCAGGATCACGATGTCGCCCGGGCTGGCGACGCCGGCTAGGTCAAAGGCGTCGGGGATGTTCACGCCGCCGGCTCCGACTCGTCGACCCAGGCGACCTCGAAGCGGTGCGCGCCGTCATGGCCTGACCAGCGTTCGCACTGAATGCGCAGTACAGGGTGGAGATCGGGGCAGCGGAACCGTTCCCGGTCGGCGAACAGCGCAAGCGACGGGTGGCCAGCGGCAACGACCTCGAGCGCGGGTTCCGGCTTCTTGTCCTCGTAGGCCGCGCGACTTGGTACCGCGGGACCGCTCATCCTTCGCCTCCGCCGTCGACATGGGCCAGCCAGTCGTTCAACTGGCGGGCGACGAGCTCGACGCCAGCGCGGTCGAGCACGACCGCCTCACCGTTCACGCCGAAGCGCAAGAACGGCCATGCCGGGAAGTCGCTCGACTCGTCGTTGTCAGGCCGCTCGGCGTCCCGCCCTTCGCGCTGGATGAATCCGGGGATGAGCGCAAGGTCGACGCTGCCGCCGCGCTCGTCGTCCATGCTCGGCAGGACGTGGCTGCCCTTGTAGACGATCGGCGCGTGGAGCTTCTTGCAGGTGCAGTCCTCTTCGCGGCCGGGTTCGAGGCAGCCTGAACTGGGCGGCGTCTCAACCCAGTAGGCGCAGGTCTCGGCGTGCCAGTCCTCGGGCGCATACAGGCTCGCGTAGATGCTCATGCGGCCACCAAATGCGGAGTCTTGTGGCCGCTCATGCGTACACCCGGTAGTCGCCCGGCCGGTGCAGGCGGCAGTGGTCAGCGCGACTCAGAGCCTCGAAGTGCGACGGCTCGACGCACGTCTTCGTGCCGCACAGGTGGTGAACGACCCAGCCTTCGGGGATCGGGCCGTAGGCGGCCTCGTATGCCTGGCGGTGGGTGAACTCCCACTTGCCGCCTCGGCCGCGCTTGCCGTGGCCGTCGGTGTCGACGCCGCGTGTCCAGACAAGGCAGGGCGTGTCGTAGCCCATGTCGACGCGCTCGGTGTCGTGCGGCATCCTGCGCCAGCTCCACTCGTGGTGGCAGCGGTGGCAGACGTGCTGGCCCTTGATGTCGGCGTAGACGGCTGTGCGGCCGATCTCGCGCGGCGTGATGCGCTCGCAGAGCGGTTCGCCGTCGATGATGATGTGCCAACAGATCCGACTTGCGCGGCTGTTCTCGCGCAGGCCGAGGAGTTGGCCGTCGAAGATCGGGATGTAGGCCATGTGGGTGTATGTGCGCCGGCCGCCAGCGTGTGGGGCACACTGGACCCGTTTGCTGGTCGGGTGGCCGTCAGACATCGGTCACCGTCTCGAACCGCTCCCAGGCCACCACGCCGTCACGCTCGACCCACACGCGCACGTCGCCCCACCCGGTAGCCTCAGATCGGAGGGCGTACTCGTGCCCGTTGACGGTCATCGCCTCCGCCGCGCAATCAGGTGTGTGGTGGCCGGGCTTCTCGGGGCCAGCCGCCCGGCTGGTAGCGGGCACGCGCTGAGTGGCCTCGTTCGCTTCTCCGGGAGGGGCGATGGGCGCGTTCGGGTCGTGTTCAACTCCTGGCATTGGGCTTCTCCTTTCGCGGTGGCCAGATGGCCTTCCGCATCGACTCAGGCCACGAAGCGACGATGCTGCGGGCGTGCGCGGCCTGATACTGGAACAGCCTCCGCTTGCTGACGGGCTTGCTACAGTCGGGCCGGTGTGGATGGCCCACGAATACGAGGCAGTCGGCGCACTCGAATGGTCGATCTGCCGTGGCGTTCCACGGTGCCACGCGACTGCGAGTCGGGTCCGTCATAGCTGCCACCTTCCCGGTATGGTACAATGTGCCAAACGCGGAAAGGATGGCACTATGAGGATCAGCTTCACCGACGAAGAGATGGCCGTGCTGCTCGCTGCCATCTCAGAGTTCGCCGAAGGCGTCCGCGGCGAGGATGACGACAACGGCTGGCTCGACAGTGCGGGGCGAGACGCGCTCGAAACAGCCGAGCTGAAGATCCGACGCGCTCGCCGCAAGGCGCGTGCGTAAAGAGGCGGTTCAGGCGCTCCGGCCGGCCCCTGTGCGGTGTCCACCGCAGCCGGAGCGCCTTCGGGGGTAGCAGCCCCGCCGCCATCCTCAGTTGGGCTCGGTTCTAAAGGTTCCCGCCGTTCGCTTGAGGAGTCCGCGCCGCTTCTAAAGGCCGCGCAACATGGTCTTGCGTGGCCGGTCACGCCGCAGCCCACTTCCGGCACAGCCGCATGTGGCCCTCTCGCGCCTCGGCGTCCGTGTCGTAGCGGACACACTCGAGCTCGGCCCAGTCTGCGACTTCGCCGCAGCATGGCTCGCCCGTGTCAGGAACGAGGCGGAAGACCATCGTCTCGAAGTAGCCGAAGGCGCCGATCGGCGTCCGCTCGTTCTGGCCGCGGGGATGCAGGTCGCCCACGGTCGATACGCGGTAGTCGCCGACCTTCGTGCTAAGGCGGAAGAGGCAGTCGTGCGCGCAGATGAAGTGTCCGGCGTATCCGCACCAGTTCCACTTCGAGGGCGGAATCGGCCGCCGCTTCACGGCCGCGCGAGAACCAGTCGCGTCGCTCATCGTCCCCATCCTTCACTCCACGCCACCGCGTTCCCATGTTCGAGGTCGATCCAGTCGATCGCGGTGTAGGGAACCCAGATGCGGTCGGCGCTCCAGCCGTTGAAGGCGTCCTCGTCGAGGTAGACGGTGACGCCGTGCATGTCGCGCAAGATCTGCCCCTTCGCCGAGGCGGTAGCCTGGTTCTCGTGCCGCGCGACGATGTTGACGGTGCCGCGCATTCCTTCTGCCGCGCTAGTGGTCATCGCGTCCCATCCTTCCTATGTGGGAACACCTCGACATCGGCCGTCCGATCGGGTGGCGGCAGTCGGCGAACCCATGCCTCGAACCTCGCGAGCTTGAGGCCGACCGACACGCCGAAGTGAACCCATCGCAGCGAGCTGCGCAACCGGCGCGTGTCGACCTTGATATCCACCGTGACGCTCTTCGCCATCACTCGCCTCCTTTCGTTGCCGCGCTATTCGCGCGGCCAGTCATGCCGCCACCCCGAGCATCGATCCCCACTGGTCAGCCATCGCCTCGGCGACGCCGGCGAGTGTCAAGCTCCTGCGCCGCCAGCGGTCAGGGCCGGGCGGCTCGTGGTGGACGCGCGGCTCGCGGCCCGGGTCGAACACGGTCGCCACGAGCGGCGGCAAGCCGCGTAGCCACAGGCACGTCGCTTTCGTCTCGCCGTGCCCGAACATCCACGGCTGGATGATCTGGTCTGGCCGGCGCCACGCCGAGCTGAGGATGCCGACGGGGTTCTCGAGCGCGACCCTTGGGATCGGCGAGTACCAGAGGCGGTGGACGAACTCAATCGCATCGGCCTGTTCCTGGCGCTTGTCCTGCCACCACCGCGCACCGCTCACGGCGAGGTGCGTGCATGGCGGGAAGCCGATCATCATGCCCCACCCATCGTCGAGGTGGTCGAGCACATCGCCCACGATGTGCGGCCCCGGCGCGTCGCTGGGGAGCAGGTCGCAACTCGTGGCGTCGATGCCGCGGGCGCGGAGCGCGTCGCGAACGACTCCGCTGAACTCGCAGGCTACGAGGACGCGCGTCATGATCGCGCGGCCATGTCGACGTGCTCCAAAGCCTGGTTCCCCCATGTATCCCAACCGAGGCGTTGGCGGCGGCTGAACAGCTCCAGGTATGGCCCTGGGGTGATGCTCTCAACCAGATCCATGAACCCGTCCGGCTTACGGCTGTGCTCGGCACGCGGCCAGATGAACCACGTCGCAGGAGCGGCTTTGACCGTCACCGGCGGCTTGCCGCGCTTGGCGAGGATCGCGTGCTCGGTGTTGTTGCGGACGTAGACGCCGACGCCGGGCTGCTTCTTGCACCACGTCACGACGCTGATCGGTGCGAACCCCCAGGCGCGCACGACGCGGTAGGCGTCTTCCATCATGGAGTTGATCCCCCAGCACCACAGGTAGGCGTCGTCGTCTGCCAGGTCGGCCACCGGAAGGTCACAGATCGCGTCGGTCGTCATCACGTCATAGTGGCGACGCGGATTGCCCTTGCCGAAGCTCACCGGAGCCCACGGCGGGTCAGCCACGATGGTGCGGTACTTGACGGCCGCGCGATCCACTATGTCCTGGCCGTCCTTCGCGCTCGGCGACGCGCCTTCTGCCGCTCATACGCAGCGCGCTCGATCTCCGGATGCGCCTGTCGATGCGCGCGGCGTTGGACGGTTTCGCAGTCCTTGCACCACTCCTTCGGGAAGCCGCGCGTGTCGCGGAAACGGTCCGGAGGGCGGTGCTGGCCGCACTTCGAGCAGAGGATGTCACCGTCAGGGTTTATGCGACGCAGGAGCGTTGCCTCGCGGCGGCGAGTCCCTGAGCAGCGGCGACACAGAACGCCCTCATTGAGCCGCCGCTGATTGTGCTCGGATCGCTCGGCCCAGTTTACGCTCGCACGGCCTCCGCAATCCTCGCAGCAAGCCGCGTAGTACCGCTGTCGGCGCTCCGCTTCCTTCGGGCGCACCTTCTCGATGTTCAGAACACGCGATACCGCGGCCTGGGAAACTCCGAAGTGAGCAGCCAGCCGGATCTGTGTCCATCCTTCGTCGCGCAGCCGGCGACAATCGTCCCAGTCGAACCGTGTGGGGCGTGTGGCCAGGCGACCCATTATCGCGTGGCCTCAAGCAGTGGCGGGGCGCCATCATTCAGGCTACCAGGACAACTCGCGCCGTCCCTACCCACGGTCATGATGCTGGGCCTGCCGACCACTCTAAAGGCAGCGCCCCGCAGCTTTAGGATACGCCTGTTAGCCATGTCGCCTCCACAGGTATTCGCCGAGGGCAAAGACGGAAGCGGCCAGGAGCACACATGCGGCGAACGTCGCCGAGGCCACGCCAGCGGTGGCCTGCCAGATGAGCGCGCCCCAGACAGCGTGCGTACAGAACGTTCCCGCGGCTCTTGCCGCGCGGTGGGATGTCGCGTGGCCATCAGACACGGGTCAGCCCGTCCGCTCGCATGACATGGAGCGGCCGATCCAGCCGCTTCGCCTCGCGAATCGTGATCTGTGTCCCGTGCGAGTGTCCGTCCCAGAAGGCCGCCACGCCGTCGACCGCCTTCTTGACGATGTAGGTGTTCCGGGCGACGAGCGCGTCCGTGCGCGTACGGAAGTGTCCGCCGATGCCGACCTCGATGCCGTGCGCGCTGCCGTCGGCCATGATCTGGAGCAGTTCGATCTCGAAGTGATCGGCGACCTTGGTAGGCCGGTAGCTGTAGACATCGATGCCAGCCTCGGCGCCGCGGAGCTCGGCTGCCTGGTCGACACCGGCCGCACCCCCGCTGACGATCCGGAGGCCCGGGTAGCGAGCTGCGAGGTTGTCGACGTAGCGGCGCACGCGGTCGAGATTGTCGAACTTGCGGCTACCGACGACGGCGATCCATGTTTCGGCCGCACTATTGGTACTCGCGCGGTCAGTCATCGAAGGCCCACCGATCCAGTCGTCCACACGCGCGGCTCAGGTGGCCGCGAGTGACGGGCATCGTCCACCGCTCGACGCCACAAAGGCACAGGTTGTGGCAGATCATCCAGACGAAGGCGCGCTTCACCGCTTCCTCCGAGGGCCGACGCTGAACCGACGTGGAGCTGCCAGGCGTCCGC